GCCAGCGTACCGAACACCTGAGCGAACTTACTTACCCCGAAACGCAGGGCCTGGTTAAATACCTGCGCGCCTATACCGGCATACCCGAAGATAACAGCGCGGATAAGCAGCGCCGCAAAATATTAAGCATGGCGCATGAGATGCACTGGGAAAGGCCCGGCAGCACCCGCATTGATATGGAAAGGGTTGATAATTGGTGTATCCGCTATTCGGGCATAAATAAGCCGTTGGACGCGTTTGCGCTTTTGGAGTTGCCAGCGTTGGTTACACAGTTTAAAATGGTTTATATGGATTTTTTAAAGGGTATTTAAAGCCTTTGGCGGTGATTGGGTATTAGTTAATTGGATATTAGGGGAAAAAGAAAATCGGCGAAGTTTTATTTTATGAATAATTCTCTAACTTCGTATAAAATTAAACCTTATGAAAAAATTGCTCCTCATAGTGCTCATATTATCCGGTATTCGTGCCGTTAAGGCCCAGGTTACTTTGTTTCCCGAAAACGGCGCCGGGGTGGTTGAATACCAAAACGTGGTTGAACTAAACGGCACAAAAGATCGACTGTATAATTCGGCAAAACAGTGGATAGCGAAAACGTTTGCTAATCCGGCCGATGTGCTTAAAATGGATGATTTTGAAACAGGCATTATTAAGCTTACCTATAATTCGCAATTTATTGAAGGTTATTCAATAACTCAATCGATGGAAATCGAAATAAAGGACAATAAATACAGATACACAGTGAATAATATTTATTTGCCCGTTCCGGCAAATATTCAGGATAATATGACAGCCGAGGGCATAAACCGACGGATCAGAGAAAAGACAGACAAGGGTAAAAAGCCTTTAAAGTTTCTTACCGATTGCGTAGTATCAGGTGATATTATAGTAAAAACAATGATAGCCTCGCTTAACAACGGCATGAAAACATCGGATACCTTTTAGCTAACTTTGTAGCAAATCCCGCCTTGCAAAATACAGGGCTCCTAAAGTATATTTGTACACATGCGGGGGCAGCAAGCGATCATCAAAATATTTCCTTCACAAATAAAACCTAAAACCGAGCAAAAGGGGCACAGAAACGTGCACATGAGCCGCAGGGATGACGCTTTGGCTGTGCGGTTTTATTACTACTACCAAATAGTACGCAAACAATACGAAGATACCCTGCTGGCGCTTGAGGTGGAGTTTTTTATTACGCCTGATGTGATTGTGCAGCGCCTGAGCGCCCGCACCGAATACATGAAGGAACTCACCCGATCCGAACCAAAAATAACCGACCTTAAAAAGATGCTGCCTTTTTACAGCTGGAATTAATTTATATTTGATGTATGAAAAGCGAAGTAGAAATCAGACAGGCAATATCGGGATTGGAGTTAATGAAAAAAGAGGCCGAACTTGAGGGAAAAGACACCTCTGAATATCACTCCATTATCAATGCACTCCATTGGGTTTTAGGCGAATCAAGTGATTTATTTAATTAGTTGTGAATGACATTAATTACCGCTGCCCCGAATGCGGCGGTAAACTTGAAGTTGTAGAAATAGAACCCGGATTAGAGTTAAGGCAATGCTATGGCTGCACAGCCATTTACCAATTAGATGATAAAACGTTATTAGCCTTTGCATTTTACCCCAGCGCCGAAACGTCATCGGCATAAGTTTCAAAGGGCATAACCACAACCGTAAGTTTATCGTGTCTCACCTGGTTTCGCATGCTCTTTCGGCTCATCTGTTCAATATCGCCGTCCCAGTAGCTTTGGAATTTTTTATAAACGCCTTTTACAACGTTCCAATAGTCTAAGGCTGCTGTCGTTGTGTCCACGTCAAACAGGTTACTGGTTTTATCCTGGTAGGGGTTAAAGCCCAGGCGCAGGGTAACTAAAATCCTTACCCGCTGTGTGCCATCGGTTAAATCCTCGCATTCAACAAATTCAATCCTGATTAAGGCAGCCGGGAACGTCACTGGCGGCGGACTAATCTCGAACTGGTTAAAGTCCTGGTCAATATAATTCAGGCCGTCAACCTCCATTAACATGCCTTTAAATTTTAAATATAACGCTGTCATTTTGTATTTATTAAAGTTTTAATTCGTCTCATTATCCTGGTGTTAAGTTCGGCAGCATGGCCCATGTACTGGCGGCGCGGCATAGTGTAATTCATGTGCCTGTCGTGCGCCTTCACATCTTGTGTGCTCACCGCCTTTCCGCGCTTACCCTTTTTACTGTATTTATAGGTATTGCGCTTAAATGACCGTATATGGGCCGTAGTATTTACGGTCAGGCCCTCATTGTGTATTCGGGCGTATGGCACCATCTGGCTGCCTGCGCTAATCACTACCCGGCTGCTGCTTACTTCGCTGGGCCGTATGCTGGCAAACAGAAAGCCGTTCAAATACATTATTTTATCTGGGTTGCGCTTTTTGTGCTTTTGGTAATCTTCGCTAAGTGGCTCAAAAGGCAGCCCGTTAACGTCAATGCCTTGCAGTATATTCTCCTTATAATATTCAGTTGCCGTTTCGGCTACGATCTGCGGCACATGGTCGCTTATCTTACCGGTAAGGCTGGTAAAAAATGCTTCTATTTTCGCTTTGTTATCGGCAGCTGCCATAGGCCTATTTGTTTAAAATTAAAAGCCCTGCCCTGTAGGTATTTATTTCTGCCGCCGTTTCCTTTAGCTTAAACCAATCACTTATTTGCAGGCTACTGCCCTCTCCAATTTCAGCCACAGCCACCAGCGTAGCGCCCTGGTAATATTTGATGTACACCAGCTGATTGAGATTGTCGCCGTTTATCCAAACTTCGTCAGGGTTGGCAAGCGTTTCCTTAAGCGCGGGCAGTAATGGGGTATTTTCTTTATTAAGGTCAACATCAGCGCCGGTAAACGGCCGGTTATTGTAATCCTTTAAAATGGTGCTGTCTTTAAAAAAGCCCTGCGGCGTTCCTGTAAATTCGGGCAGCGCTTCAGTTGCCACTTTTTTGGCATTGCTGTAGCTTTGCAGGTTATAATCCTCCGCGCCCAGGTTGCTGAGCGCTTTGTTAGCTTTGCCGGGGAACTTGTTTGAATACTGCTGATCGGCCGTAAACACTTCGCCGGTTTTGGAACGGTTAACACCCCATCCCTGCGCCTGGTCGGCTTTAAATCCGGCAGTCTCAAAATAAGCGTCGGCCCGGTCGCGCATAGCCTTCAGGTCGATGTCTTTAACTTCGGCCTTTGTGCGAGGTACAACCCAGCAGCGGCAGTTCCATCCGTTCGGGGGATAAATCTTGTCCCAGCGGGGATCATTCGCCGGTAAAATCAACCCATTAAGCGCAGCGTGAGCCGGGCGTACTTTGTCATCGCCAACCGTGCGGTATTCCCAGTAGGGAAATGTCTGCATTTGTTTAATCAGGCGGTTATAAGTTGCACTGGCCTCGCCGGTCAGGTAAGCGGTATTGTATTCCGTTTGCAGGTAAGTTTTATTAAAAATATCCGTTACTTGACTGGCCTTTTCGTAAAAATCGGCAAAGCTGGTACTTTCCCTGAAAAGCTTGTTTAGCTGCTGCGCTTCGGCCAAAGTCTTCACCCCGGCGAATCGGAAAAGGTTTAATTCAAAAGCCGTCAGCAGGGCCGGATCATTTACCCCGTATTCAAAGCCAATGTCGGCCAGCTGAATCATGGGTTTGCTGTTCCATCCGCCGTTAAGCCCGTCAAGCAGCGTTTGTGCGGTAAAGGCAAAAACCGTAGGATCAAACTCCACGTTTCCTTTTGCGTTCCACACAGCGCGAATAAGGGCGTCGTTCGGGCTTTTATCGGCAAGCTGGATAAACCTGTCATAAATCGGTTGGTGGGTGCCACAGCAGGCCGTCATCGTCGCCCCGGTCGGCTTCGTCGCCGGGGCCGCTAAAAAAAAACTTAAAGCGTCCCGTAGTTTAGCGAGCTTCTTTTTTGCCGGGGGCGGCTGCTGATCCGGCGGCGCGCCGACAGGGGGATGTTTGCCTTTATTGCCCGGCTTAGCAGGGGGGGTAGGTGCAGTTCCTTCGCCGGGTTGTGGCATGCCTTCGGCCTGATTTTGTGCCTTTACAGCCAATAGGGCCGCTTTTTGGGTTTCGTAATCGTCGGGTTTTGGCACATTGTACTCTTCGTAAAAAAAATCGTCTGAAATTGGAATATCCAAATCCTGTAACATCGACTTATGAATAGGAAAAGCTTTGTCTTTAGGCAACTGTTTTTTGTTGCTGCGGATGATAAATTTACCGCCTTTGGTGTCAATACCGGCCGCCTGCATTATTTTAATAAAGCGGCTGTTTAATACCTTGCGTATTTTATTGATCTGCGATTGCTTGCGGTCGTCCTCTACATCGGCGTGTGTTTCGCTTTGAGCATAACCGCTGCTATCGCTGCTGTCGGTGCTTTCTGTAGCGCCCAATATCGCTTTGCTTATTTCGGCGTTTAAGGCTTCCTTAAGTTTATCCTGCATCGCCCCGTCTGCATTGGCGCGGCTTTCCAGTAATTCAATTTTTGATCCGCTGGGATGCGTAATACTTCCACCAGGCCCCAGGCCCTCCAATGATTTTAAAAACTTGATCCGCTGGCCCTCGTCAAATCCATCCCACTCGGCGCTAACTATCGGCTGTCCATAGGTTTGCACAAACGCAGCCCAGTCGCTAAAATCGCCATCCTTTAAAATAGCATATTGCGCCACGCTTAATAACCTGCCTAAGTTTTTTGGGTTTCCAAACTCTAAAATAGTATCGGCGTAAATACCCTGCCTTATGTTAATACCGTCGTCGCCGGTTTGTTCATACGTAATAATTCCGGTAAGTGGCCGCATGTGTTTACGGTCGCACTGGTGGGCCGTCATCGCGGTATTGCCTTCAAAGTCTTTGTAAAAGTCGCATTCAATCATGCTGTATCCCCAATCCTCTTCTTTGGCTAATTCTGTAACCAGGTCATCAAAGCCGAGGCTGTCAATTATATTGGCAACCGCTTCAACGTCCTGTCCGTTCTTATCAACAAATGCCCAGTTAGCGTTAGTGGCCGCGTCGTATAGTTTGCCAGTTACGGCAATTACGTGGCCGTCCAGCATAACGTCGGCATACAGGTCGTACAAGGCAACCCGGCGTGGTATATACCCTTCGGCGGCGCGGGTAGCAAAGCGATATTTTTTTATATCCTGTGGCTGCCTGTTTACCGGCCTTACTGTGATCTGCTGGATAACCATTGGCTGCGGGATGCCTTCGGGCGTTTTATCCGCGTATTGTTCGCCGAAACCTTTTACTGTAAATTGATTGTTGCTCATTTGGTGAATAGTGAGTAGTGAATGATGGGTGGCTAATAAATCCAGTCGTTGGGGTTATTCGTTTGCCACGGGTAGCCAAAGCCGCAGTTATCCCGGTAGGTATCCCGCTTACGCTGTGCGCTTCCGGCGTGGAAGCTGGTTGACGGATCGTCGGAACTGCCATCGGGAGCGGTTGCCAGTAGCCAGCCAATTGGGGGCGTTGCTGATTTTTGTACATTTTTAAGCCCGTCAATGGCGTTGTTTCGGCGCAATTCAACGTCTTCATAGTCGAGGCCGGGATTAGCCAGGCCAATAAACTGCCAAAGGGCTATGTCTTTTAACCAGCGCAGCAAAATCGGGTCGCGGTCATCCTCGGTTTTACCGAATAGGTCGGCAGTATTGAAGCGGCCCAGGTACAATACAGCTTCGGCAATTGCCTCCTTAATAGCTGTCGGTAAAAGGGTAATATCGCCACGGCTGATGGCGTTCAGTTTTTCCGCATAGGCGCGGCTGGTAAAATCGTCGGGTGTTAAAAATGGCATATCTTTTATCTCCTTGTGCTACGTGTTTGTGCTTGTTGAACCGATACCTTGCTGGTGTCGTTAATGGTTTTGCTGTTGATCGTCCAGATAGCGCCTTCAACCGCATCGGGGCCGTCATCATGGGCGCGGCTCTTCGGCCCGAAAGCTTTAAACTGGGCGCGCATGTTTCGCATGTGCAGCGTGTCTTTATCGTCGATGTTAAACCAAAGCTGCCCGTTTCGGTTCAATGGCTCCAGCAGGCTTTCTATACGCTGGTATTTATCAGGCTTATCGCGGTCGTCAGGTAAAAGCGGAAGCGTGACGTTTTCCCTTTCGTTGGCGGCGGCTATTTCCAGTTTAATGGTATCGTCAATCCACGGCCATTCAATGCGGTAAAAGGTGTTTACAACGAACGCGACAAACTTTAAAATCCAAAAATGCCAGCCCAGCATAATGGAGGTAGTTGTTTGATCGCAAAAACATTTGATAACGTGGTATTCGTTTTTGTATTTGCCAACCAGGGCCACCGCTTTAATAGGAGGGGTCGCAATAGCTTACTAAAAACGGGTATGCCTTTAACGGCATCATTTTTTTTAAATACAGGTCAGTAAAAGTATTGCCGTCGCTTATCGGGTTATTCATGTACTCGCCCTGAAACGCGGCATAACTTACACTTGCCTTTATCCTGGCAATGTGTTCGGGTTTGTTTTTTTGCGGCCAGGTGCTATTACCGTCTTCGTCTTCAATGTTTACTTTCTCGACCCTAAATCCGTCCATCCCTTTGGTATTTTCAACCGTGGCAATGGCGTTGTTGATACAACAATCTTCGGCAATGATATTGCCCAAAAAGATCACTAAAAAAGGGTTGCTAATGGATCGGGTTGCATAGGCGGCTTTCTCAAACCATGCCCAGTCTTTGGCAATCATATCCGGGTTTCGGCAATCCTCGTCGGTATCCAAATCCGATATGAGCAAGCAGTCGGGTCTTACCTCTTCGTTACGTAAACCACGCGGCGTTTGGCCCTTGCCAATGGCTAAAAATGTGGCCCCCGCTTGTACGGTAAAGCAGTTCTCTGTCCACTCGCCAAAGGTCTCTTGTTTGCCATAGTCGTTGATGATGCGCGGGTTTTTTTCAAAGTTTATTTTAAAAGGCTTTAAAAGCAGGGTGGCTTTGTCCTGGCTGCTGCTGATCAGTAAAATAAATTTCTTTTTCTTTAGCAATACCAGCTTTATCAGTTCCATCATAGCGCGGGTATCCTTTGCCAGTTCGCGGCTCCATGCACGTACCAGGTATCCCTCCATATGGCTCATTACCCATTGCGTACTCTTTTTATGGAAAGGAGCGCAGTCAGCATAGTAATAATTCGGAAAATAATATTTAAACCATTCCTCTTCGTTGCCAGGCTTTTCGAGTTTAGCCTTGCGCTGCATCTTATCCTCTTCGGTTTCCGATACGTCAATAACTGCGGCACGTTCAAGGGCTTTAATATAGTCGTCCCAAACTATCTGCGCTTTTCTATCTTCAGCCAGTCCCATCTACAGAATTGATTTAATAAAGCCGTTTACATAATACCCTAACTCTTGGGCCACCTTTAAATCAACTTTGCGCACAAATTCAAGCAGGGCAATACAAGCGCTGATGGCTTCGGGCTTGCTGGCCTTGGTTTCCAACTCCTTAATGTCCTTGATTAGCTTTCGCCGGATATCCCCCTGTTTGCTGTCTGCAAAGCGTGCGCCTGCTGGTTTTAGTTTGATAGATGCGTTTAGTTCCGAAAGTTCGTCAAGCAGGTTTCCCATTTGCTCTTGCCGGGTAAGCACAAAGTTTTTTTGTTCTTTGGCCCAGTTACCAGCTACGGCCCATTTACTGATCGTTTGTTCTGAATATCCCGTTTTAACGGCGATCTCCTTTTGCGGTAACCTTTCTTTAATAAAAAGCAGTTTGGCGTAATCCTTTGCTTTTACAATCGCCGATTTACTCTTGGTTTCTGCCATGTTTTTTGGGGTTTTCAGACGCAAAGCATTGCGTCTCTACACCAAAAATGCACCCTTTAAATGCGGTAAAAAAAAGCAGTATTTATAAGCTGGCAATAACTGCAAGCATAACATAAACAGCCTGCAAGCATGTAAAAAGGCGGTTTTTTTTGGCGATGATAAGGTTTTACGTTTGGGCTTTCAAACAATAAAAATGCTGAAAACCACCAAACGGTATGTAGTAAATTCAAACGCGGTAAACAACTACGGTTTCCGTGTTTTAAGTGACGGTATCGACCAAAGTCAGTACAACAATAACAAGGTTATGCTGTGGCTACATTACCGCCCTACCGGCAGTAATAAGCATGAGGTTTTAGCATTGGGGTACGTTGACGATTTGAAAATAGACAAGGCCGGGGTAATGGACGGACAGCCCTATTTTGATGACACCGACGATTTTGCAAAGGGTATTTACAACAAATACGAAAACGGCACTTACAATATGTTTAGCCTTTGCGCCCTGCCGCTTGAAGTGAGCATGGAGCCTGCCGACATGTTACCAGGCCAAACCGGCCCAACCATTACCAAATCGTTGCTAAAAGAGATCAGCGCGGTAGATATTGGCGGCAACCCCGACGCGTACGGCGTGGAACTGTGCGACGAAGCCGGGAACCTGATCAAACTATCAGACGGCAACTTTGAAACCCTTGACTTCATTAAAACTAAAAATAGAGAAATGGCAAAATTAACCACCATTGCAGTAGCAGGATTGCTGCCGCTAATTAAGCTTACTGACGATGCAACCGAAGCGGATGCCATTAAAAAGCTTACCGAATTGATCCAACTGGCCGACGCTAACAACCAGGAATTGATCCAGTTACGCGATGCCAAAACCACACTAACTACCGACCTGGAAAAAGCCAAAACCGATTTGGTTAACGCGGCCAAGGCATCAGCTGAAATTAAGCTGAGCGACCTTAAAGAAATCGCCACCCTGCAACGCAAGGTTACTGCTGCCGAGTTTGACGAACTGGTTGAACTAAGCGACGGCAGTTATGACAAGATCAAAAAAGTGATCGACAAAAAAGTAACCAACCCCAGCATTAAGGATGCGCTAAGCACTAAAACGACTGCTAAAGCCGGTGAATTGGAAAACTTGCTAAAACTAAGCTACCAGGAACTTGACCAAAAAGGCTTGCTGATTAAATTGAAAGATTTGAGCGTGGACGACTTTAAGGCCAAATACAAAGAACGCTACAACAAGGATTATCGCGGCGACCACTAATAATGCATTTAAGCGCGAATTAAAAGGATTTTAAAACTAAAGCAATCACCAAAAAACAATCAAAATAATGAAAAATGTAAAAATAAAATGGGCCAATCTTGCCCAAAACCTTTTAGTGGCAGCGCTTTTTGTGGCGCTTGGCTTTGGGGTAAAAGCCGTTCCGCTGGCGGTTGGCATCGGCCTAAGCATCAGCCTTGGTGTTTTACTGGGCTTTGTTAAACCGAAACTTAAAGGCTCATTTTTTATGGCCGTACAAACGGAAGTTTGGGAGAAGGACATTGAAGAGGCCATTTTTAAAGATAACGGCTTTTTAAAGTACTGCAAAAACGCCACTGAAAATGTGATCGGTAACCGCGTGGTACACATCCCTCAATCAGGCGGCCCCGGCTCGGTAGTTAAAAATAGGGCTGTATTTCCGGCCGCTATCCGCACCAGGCAGGATACTGATGTTGTGTACGTATTGGATAACTATACCAGCGATCCGGTTAAAATACCATATCTGGATAAATACGAATTAAGCTACGATAAACGCAGCAGCGTACTGGGTGAGGATAAAGACAATATTGTACAAACCGCGGCTGAAGGTGTTTTGTACAACTGGGTAACCTCTCCGCTTGACGGCACGGTAATT